GTACGCTCGGGTTGCAGTTCGGCGTAGAGGCAGTTTAACAGCGTTAACTAGCCTGTCAACAAGCCCCTACGTCATTCGCTCGGGTACTCTGGTCGGGGAAACAACGCACAGAGCCACCTTAAACCTAAATCGGGGCAGCCAGCCTTTAGGTGCGCGGCGTATCGTCGGGAAGCGCAAATGGCACACGGGGAAACCTGTGAAAAGTAGCCGACAGCAGGGTGGCTCCGTCAGTCATCTAATCTCTGCACGATCCACGTTAGGCGTACTCCGTCTCAACCGTGCAGAGTTCACCATCAGTCATCAGTTCTAAACCACAGAGAGGTATAGATATGGGAGATTTACACCAGTATTTCCCGAGTAAAACTGAAGAAGTTAAACCAAGTCATAACCTAGAACATCACATCCACTCAAACCAGAGAACGTGGGATGAACTAGTACGACAATCCCCGCTAAACCGTTTACGCTTCTACGACGCACAGTTAGCCCGTGGCATTGACGTTGATCGTGACCGAGTGGCCGAGTTGGTGCGTGAGGTTGGCCCGACTGCGGTGCTATCGGATAGAGATGTGATTGGCCTGATTCGCCAGTTATGGGGTGAAAAGGCGGTGGAGAAGTTGCGTGCGCGTGCCAAAACTGAACAAGTACAGAGGTAATCAAATATGGTGGCAAATATGGTTAATCCGTTGCATCAACGAGGCCCGGAACGCGGAGGGATACGACGATACCTTGATACCGTCACCCCGCAAGAATACCTCCCGCAGACGGGTGAGGTTGACCTTACGCAAGTCACGCTTACTGGCCTTGCCGACCTGTTCGGGTCGGATAAGGGGAGCATCAAACACGGCTACACCAAGCACTATGAGAAGATCATTGACGATTTGGGCGGGAAGAACGCGCCGCTGACCATTGCCGAAATTGGCATCGCGTGTGGGGCATCGCTGCGTATGTGGGCTAACTACTTGCCGAACGCCAAGATTGACGGTTACGACATCCAGATGGAGTGCGCCAAGCTCTGCCGTGACCTGCCGAGTGTCAACATCACGATCAGCGACCCACGCAAGGTGGACAAAGACGCCGCCTACGACCTAGTGATTGACGACGGGAGCCACATTGCCGAGGACGTTCTTGGGGTGTTGGCGCATTGCTGGAGGTGGGTCAAACCGGGTGGGTATTACGTCATTGAGGACATGGGCTGTACCTACAACGACGGTTACCGGGACAAGTTCAACAAGCACTTTGGCAAGGATTTAAAGAACGACCGGAACTTGATGCTCCAGATGTTTGACGCACTTTCTCGGGAGATAGATCACGGGGTCGGTGCGTTCACCGAGATGCGGTACTACCGTCAGATGTGGGTATTTAAGCGATGAGACACGCTGCCCGCCGTGATGCCAATGACGCCATCATCACCGAGGCGCTACGCAAGGCGGGATTCACCGTTATGGATTATGGCAAGGCAGGCCAAGGCATCCCCGACAAACTCGTTACCCGCCCGCTCCCTGACGGCTTGCCGTGGGTGTGCTGGGTAGAAGTGAAGATGCCAAAGGGGCGGCTACGGGAGGCGCAGGAGGCGTTTAAGGCGGTCTTTGGGGCGAGGGGCGAGCATTACGTCGCCCGTGACCCCGAAACGGCTGTACGCGACCTGTGGATGTTATACGAAGAACAGATCAAGCCCGAGCAGCGTCGGTGAACATCTGTGCCTTACGGTTGCCTTTGTAATGCGCGATGACGGGGTTTGGATGCTCGCCAAAATGCTCTGGAAGGCAGGCGTATTGATGCTCTGGCAGGTGCGCGACGACAAACGGCGGCAGGCGGTTGACGTATTCGCGCAGCACCTCTTGGTCGCCGTACCAAGTTTTGTATTTGGGTTCCAGCCGGTCGTACATCTCGGCCAACTGCTCCCACGCAAACCCGTCAGGAGTGATAGTGCAGCACCCGATGTATGGGTAGACGGCATCCAGCGTTTTATTGGCGTGTTCCGAGTAATCCTGACCGCGTTGCTTGGCGTTAAAGATCGCCTCACGCTGAAAGGATCGGCGCGTCACGGCAATGACCGCATCGCCCAGCAGCAACTCGGGATGCAGGGGTCGGCGCACCAGCATATCGGTGTCCATGTACAGGGCTGGCTGGGCAAGTTGCAACGCAGCAAACGCTCGGGTGCGCCACAGCATCAGGTACTCGGGGTTGCCCTCGGTAGGATGCGCCCAAGTCACACCCGGTATGGTCGGGGTGTCCTTGTCGGTCACTTGGATGATTTCAGCGCCCGGATTGTGCTTACGAAGGGACGCCACCATTGCAGTCGGCTGGGAAATATCCGCACCGACATGGAAAAACACAAAAGTTGACATAGGAGAAATCTAACATGGTTAATTTGAACAGAAAACGCACTAGCCGAATTATTTGGGAAACGCTGCTAGAAAACGTCGTAAGCCACCCGAAAGCCCCGTGGGTGGAGCAACTGAATATGCTGGATGCGCTGCGTGCCACCGCTAAACCGACTGGCAGCGTGAGTTTTGCGACGTTCTGGTGCCTTTATGCCGTGGTGCAGGCGTATAAGCCCAAGCGTGTTGCCGAGGTCGGCACTTACATTGGGAAATCCACACTTGCTTTGGTGTCAGGCGGTGCGGAAGTACACACCTGCGATTACAGCAACGATGTGAAACTGCCGTTCAAGGTAAACCAATACCCGATGACGAGCAGCACCGATATGTTCGCCAAGCTCCAGCCTGCCATTGACTTGCTGTTCCTTGACGGTCGGTTAGAACCCGATGACCTTGGGCATATTGGTCGTTTGCTGCACTCGCAAAGCATCGTGGCGCTAGATGACTTTGAGGGTATTGAGAAAGGGGTCGCCAATGCGATGCGGTTTACCTATCAGGGTGCGATGCTCGTCTACCCGCCAGAGCGTGAGGTATTGGAGCGTCACGGTATCCCTGACGACAGCACGCTGGCGCTGATCCTGCCGCACGGATTAGTGCAGTTGACGAACCAATAGCGTTAAAATACCCTCACCACGGGAGGCTCTATGTCCCACAAAGACGCGGCAGAATTTGTTGGTGTGTTGCTGCACTCGGCAACAGCAACGCATTTTCTGCATTTGCAGACGGCAAGTTACGCCGCCCACAAGGCACTCGGTCACTATTACGAGAACATCGTGGAGTTGGCCGATAAGTACGCCGAGGCGTATCAAGGCCACTACGGCATCATCCCGCTGACCGATTACCCCGATGGGTTCAAGGTACAGAAGGACGCAGCCGAGTACGCCAATAGCCTGCTGACGTTCGTCAAGGGCATCCGAGGCGATTTGCCGAAAGACACCGACCTACAGAACATCATTGACGAGATCGTGGGCGAGATCAGCGCATTGGTTTACAAACTGGAGCGTTTCAAATGAACCGTAAACCGGGACTCTACGCCAACATTTTGGCAAAGCAGGAGCGCATCAAAGCCGGTTCTGGCGAAAAGATGCGTAAACCGGGCAGCCCCGGCGCACCGACTGCCGCTGCATTCCGCGAAAGCGCCAAGACGGCCAAGAAAGAAAACAAATGACAGCCGCGTGGACACGCAGCGAGGGCAAGAACCCCAAGGGCGGGCTGAACGCCAAGGGTCGTGCCTCGTATAAGGCCGAGACAGGCGGGACGCTCAAGCCCCCGGTCAAGGCAGGCGACAATCCACGCCGAGCCTCTTTCCTCGCTCGGATGGGCAATATGCCGGGGCCGATGGCAAAGAACGGCGAACCGACACGCCTCGCCCTCGCACTCAAGGCATGGGGAGCCTCTAGCAAGGAGGACGCCCGAGCCAAGGCCAAAGCCATTAGCGCGAGAAACAAATAGTATCTCCAGAAATGTTGTGTTAAAACAACGACATGGCAGCACGGAAAATACATACGACTTTACGAGACGAGTGGAAGTTACGCATCAAGGCCACGCATCTTGTCTCGCGGCTCCACGAACACGCTATGGGCGAGGCCGAAATGTCGCCTACGCAGATCAAAGCAGCCGAGATACTGCTGAAGAAGGTAGCGCCTGACTTGGCGCGACAAGAAGTTACAGGCGAGAACAACGGCCCGGTCAAGGTACAGATCGGATGGATGGCTCCCGAATAATCCTGCCCTACCGCCCACGCAAGGCGTTCATGCCGTTCCATGAGCGCACAAAACGCTGGGCTTGCCTCGTCGCGCACCGCCGCGCAGGTAAGACGGTTGCCGCCGTCAACGACATGATCCGCGCTGCTGCGATGTACCAGCAACCTTACGGGCTATTCGGTTACGTCGCCCCCTACCGCAGTCAGGCAAAGGCCGTGGCATGGCAGTACTTCAAGGACGGCGCACACCCGATCATTCAAAGCATCAACGAGCAGGAACTGACCATCACGCTAATTAACGGCAGTCAGATACGCTTGTTTGGTGCCGACAACGCTGACGCCATGCGCGGCCTTGGATTCTCGGGGCTGTACCTTGACGAGTACGGCGACTTTAAGCCGAGCGTATTCGGGAACGTATTGAGAGCGTCCCTGTCTGATAAGCAGGGTTGGTGCGTTTTCGGCGGTACACCAAAAGGCAAAAACCAGTTCTGGGAAATTTACGATACCGCCACTCGTCTCCCTAGCGAGTGGTTCCTGTTGCGCTTACCCGCCTCAACCAGCGGGCTTCTCCCGGCGACAGAGCTAGCCGCCGCAAAAGCGCAGTTGGCCGAGGATCAGTACTTACAGGAGTACGAATGCTCATTTGAAGCAGCAATCCTCGGCGCTTTTTTTGGAAAGGAGATGCGCGAAGCGCAGGATCAGGGCCGCATCACCAGCGTGCCATACGACCCAAATCTGCCGGTGTATACGGGTTGGGACTTGGGTTTCCGCGACGACACGGCCATCTGGTTCTATCAGGTCGCCCGTGGCGAGGTGCGCGTCATAGACTTTTACGCAGTCTCGGGCGAGGACATCCACACCATTGCCGATGTGGTACGCAACAAGCCGTACCGCTACGCCAAGCACTACCTACCTCACGACGCTCGGGCCAAGAGCCTACAGACCGGGCGCAGTATCGTGGAGCAACTTGCCGCCCAACTAGACATCGCCAAACTTGCCGTCGTTCCCGACATTGGCGTGCAGTCAGGCATCCAAGCGGTACGCATGATGTTGCCGCGTGTGTGGTTTGACGCCGAGAAGTGCAGCGAGGGTATTGAGGCGCTGCGCCAGTACCAACGCGAGTACGACGAGGACAAGAAAGCCTACCGTCAGTCACCACGCCACGATTGGACATCACACCCTAGTGACGCATTTAGAATGGTTGCGGTATCATGGAGTGAAGTCGCTGACAAGCCCCCAGCGCCAGAGGTTAAGCCGCTGATGGTGGGGCCAGAGAACACAGTCACGCTGAACGATATGTGGCAGGTTCACGACCGCACAACGTCAAGGAGAGCAAGGATATGAGCATTGTCAGCCCGAATCGTTACCCCTACGAAACAGTCGCCGCCTCGCAGACCGCACAAGTACTCGGTGGCGTAGGTGCCGTGGGTGACTACCTCCATCGCATCGTGGTTACGGTCACGACGACCGGCACTAGCACGTTAAGCGTCATTGACGGCAGCACGACCGTCCTGACGATGGCTGCCAACACTCCGGTGGGCGTGTACAGCATTGAAGTCAACGCCGCCTCGGCTACCGGCCCGTGGGCGATCACGACCGGCGCAGGGCTTGCGGTTATGGCTGTTGGATTCTTCACGGCCTAATCATGGAAGGCGTACTGCAACCGGAACTGGAAAAGTATCTCCGTACTATCGCGCAGTACGACAACGAGTTTGCCAAGTGGTCGGCTCGTACCAAGAAGATCGTTAAGCGTTACCGCGACGATAGCCGTGGGCAGGGTGGCAACGAGGCTGCTCGCTTCAACATCCTCTGGTCAAACGTCCAGACGTTAAAGCCTGCCGTTTACGCCAAACTGCCAAAGGCTGACATTAGCCGACGCTTTGGTGACAACGATCCGGTAGGCCGCGTGGCAGGTATGCTCCTTGAGCGGGCCATTGACTTTGAGATTGAGCATTATCCTGACTTTCGCTCCACCATGTCCTACAGCGTGGAGGATCGGTTCTTGGGTGGCCGTGGCACGGCATGGATACGGTACGAGCCGCACGTTGCCCCCATCGGCATTGAGGACGATGGCGTATCCATCACCTCTAACATTGAACAGGGTGAGGGTGCGCCGCCCAACCTAGAGCAGATTGAATACGAGTGCGCCCCAACCGATTACGTCCATTGGCGTGATTTCGGTCACTCACAGGCTCGCACATGGGAAGAAGTCACCTGCGTATGGCGCTGGGTGTACATGACCCGTGAGGCGCTGGCAGAGCGGTTTGGCGACGAGATGGCGCGCAAGATACCGCTAGACCAAGGCCCAGAGCCGCTGAACGCCTACAACGAGGCCAAGCGCACCTATAACCGCGCCAAGATTTGTGAACTGTGGGACAAGGAAACCGAGAGGGTGTACTGGTTCTGCAAGGGAATGCCGCAGATCATTGATGTTCGTGATGATCCGCTCGGCCTTGAAGGGTTCTTCCCCTGCCCGAAACCGCTCTTTGCCACGACGACTAGCGACACGCTGGTGCCGGTGCCTGACTTCCTGCTGTACCAAGATCAGGCGATGGAGTTGGACATTCTGTCTGACCGCATTGACGGCTTGGTTAAGGCGCTGCGTGTGCGTGGCGTGTACGACGCCAGCCAACCTGCGCTGCAACGCCTAATGACGGAGGGCGACAACAATGCGCTTATTCCAGTTGATAAGTGGATGGCTTTCAGCGAGAAAGGCGGCCTTAAAGGCAGCATTGACCTTCTCCCGCTGGACACGCTCGCTAACGCCCTCCTCAACTGCTACCGAGCAAGAGAGGACATCAAGTCCCAAATCTACGAAATCACGGGTATCTCGGACATCATCCGTGGGACATCCTTCGCGTCGGAAACGGCGACAGCGCAACAAATCAAAGGGCAATACGCGGGATTGAGACTGCGTTCCATGCAGGAGGACGTAGCCCTGTACGCCTCTGAATTGATACGCCTCAAGGCACAGGTCATGTGCCGACACTTCCAGCCCGAGACGATCCTTGCTTACGCTGCTGCGGGGCAAATGTCGTCAGCGGATCAACAGTTGATCCCGCAGGCGTTGGAACTGCTCAAAGACAAGCCGCTGCGGAACTTCCGCGTGGACATTGCTGCCGACAGCCTTGTGATGCTGGATGAGAACCAGATGAAGCAAGACCGTATGCAGTTCTTGCAGGCATTTGGTGGCTTCCTCGCTCAAGCCCTGCCGGTTGGTCAGGCCAGCCCGCAGATGGTGCCGATGATGATGGAGTTGCTGCGCTTTGGTATGCAGGCGTTTAAGGCCGCACGACCGATTGAAGGGCAGATTGACTCCACGTTGCAGCAGTTGCAGCAGGCCGCCGCCCAACAGCAGCCCGATGGTGAGCAGCAAGGCAAGCAGGCCGAGTTGCAGCAGAAAGGCCAGATGGAAGCGTCCAAGATGCAAATGGAATCTGCGCTCACACAAGCCAAGTTGCAGCATGAGATGCAGATGGAACAACTGCGTAACCAAGCCAAGATGGCGATGGAACAGCAGAAGATGGACTTTGAGGCACGCTTGAAAGCGGCAGAACTGCAACAGAAGCAGGCTGCTGACCGTTACAAGGCTGACCTTGACGCCCAGACCAAGCTCATCATCGCGCAGATGGGCAAAACCATGCCAACCCCCTCATTTGAGCAATGAAACGCACTTACGTTTTCATGGATGGCGAGTTTGTAGAGCGTAAAAAGGACGCCAAGGGGCGTTATCACTACGTCATGCCTGACATCGTGCCGTACAAAAGCATGATTGACGGCAAGATGGTCACTTCACGTTCGGAACACCGACGCCACCTAAAGGCCAACAACTGCATTGAGGTCGGCAACGACGACCCGAGCAAGCACATCAGGCACGAAAAGCCGGTAGACACGCGGCTTGAGCGCATCAAGCACATCGTCAACACCCGAATGACCAACGAGCAAGCAGATCGCATACTGCGCGACCTGCGCCAACACGCGAATTTCACCAATCCCCACAGGAGAGGCTAACGTGGACGAGCAGATGGAACGAGATGAAGCCCCACAGGCTGACGTAACTGACCGCCGAGCGATTCTTGAGCAGAGTTTAGAAGCGGCAGAGCGTGGCGAACCCATTGAACCCGTTGCCCGTGACGGCAAAGGGCGTTTCGCTACGCCAAAGGCCGAGGAACCTGCTGACGAACCGCAGGCAAATGAAGAACCGCCCGTCTGGAAGCGTCCCCCGGCGTCGTGGAAAAAGGATTTCCATGAGGTTTGGCAGAAAGCCGACCCCAAGATGCAGGAATACGCATGGCAGCGCGAGGAGCAGATGCGTGCGGGCGTGGAACCGCTGCTCTCCAAGGCACAGTTTGCCGATGCGATGCAGGAAGCCATCTCCCCGTATATGCAGACGATACAGGGGCTGGGTTTGACGCCTGACAAGGCTGTGGCCGCGCTGATGGACGCCGACCACAAACTGCGTAACAGCGACCCGCAAGCCAAGTTGCAGTATTTCGCGCAATTAGCGCAGTCCTACGGCATCAACCTTGGCGCGATGCAAGGCCAGCCCGCCCAACAGGGTCAGGCAGCACCGCAATCGGTTGATCCGATGGTGTGGCAGTTGCAGAACGAATTGAACAAAGTCCGTGGCGAGGTCATGGGCTGGAAACAACAGCAGG